CGCCGCCTGTGGTCGCAGCCGCCGACGTTGACGCAGAACAAGGAGGAGATGCACTGGGTCAACGGGTCGTCGTGGTCGCCGGGTTCGACGACGGGTAAGACGGCCGGTACGGGTGACACGATCGACTTGGGTGTCATCGATGAGGCGTGGTCGCGGCCGGACAACCGTACCGAGATGGGTATGCGGCCCGCCATGATGACCCGGCCGTGGTCGCAGTTGTGGGCGCTGTCGATGGTGCCCGGCCCGGCGAAGGTGGCGCCGGACGGCTGGCCGTGGCTGAAGCTGCGCATGGAGGCCGGCCGTCAGCGTGTCCTGGCCGACGTGCGTCGCGGCCGGGCGTATTTCGAGTTCTCCGCCGCCGACAAGATCGATGAGGTGAACTGCGGCGACCCGGACGTGTGGTGGCGTTGTATGCCCGGCCTGGGGTTCACGGTTCCTGAGGTCCGGGTGCGTGACGACTACCGGGACATGGCCGAGCAGGGGCAGTTGGATGACTTCGCCGCCGAGTACCTGGGGATTTGGCCGACGATGCAGGTCGTGGCATGGAAGACGATCTCGAAGGAGACGTGGGCGTTCCTGCGCACCGACGTCCCCGAGTTCCAGGAGCCGATCGCGTTGGGCGTCGACGCGAACCCGCAGTTGACCAGCGCGTCTATCAGCATGGCCGCACAGGTCGAAGACAAGGGTGACGTGTACGTGGAGCTGATCGACCGACGCAGCGGGGTGAACTGGGTTCAGGACGCGATCATCACGTTGGCCCGGAACCGGGCGGTGTGCGCGGTCGGTATCGACCGGAACGGGCCGCTGGCCGGGCTGTTCACGCCGTTGACCCGGGCGGCGATCGAGGAGAACATCGACCTGACCGTGGAGCTGCTGCCCAGCCCGCAGGTGAACGCGGCGTGCGCGGCGTTCTACAACATGACCGGGGAGACCGACGATGACGACGAGGGGAGCACGCCGACGACTCGTCGCGTCCGCCATTCGGGTCAGCCGGAGCTTGACCAGTCTGTCGGTGGGGCGGTCAAGCATTTCCACGGGGATCGCTGGTCGTGGCACCGCACGGACTCGACGGCGGACACCGGTCCGCTTTACGCCGGCACGCTGGCCGTCGCCGCGGGCGAGGCTCAGGAGTGGCTAGGCGGGGCGTACAACGTGATGGAGTCGCTGGGATGACCCGGCCAGTGGCGAACCTAGCGTTGCCGAGGGTCGTGGAGGACACCACGGAGCCACTGAAGGAGCGGCTGTCGACCTGGCTGGACGTGGCGGGCGGGCTCTGCGTGGCCGGCGGGGTCTCGTGGGGGCTGTTTCCGGTGCTGGGCCCTTATGCTGTGGCGATCGGTGGCGTGATCGTCATCGTGCTGAACCTGATAGCCGGTTGGCTTCGGTCACGGCCTGACGACGTGCAACCCGTCCCGGAGCCGCGGTTGAGGGCGATTCCCGGCCCGGAGGATCCAGGGATTGTGCACGTGAGCGGAAGGTGATCTCGGGTGAGCATGTATCGCCGCGCTTACACGCAGCCTCGTTTGCGGCGCGAGTTCACCGGGCTGGAAGGGTTCGCGAACAGCGCGGGGGCGCTCGTCCCCGGCAGGCAGAACGTGGGCCGCTACGGCTCGCAGATGGTGAACGAGGACCGCGGGTTGCGGCACTCCGGGGTGTGGGCGGCGACCCGGATCCGCGCCGACCTGATCTCGACCTTCCCGGCGCGGTTCCTGCGGGACCTGACGGTTGCCGGCGAGTCCCGGCCGGTCGACCTGCCGACGCCGCCGTTGTTCTACTCGCCGGGCGGGCAGGGCTGGACGTACAAGCAGTGGATGTGGGCCAGCCAGCACGACCTCGACTATGTCGGCAACGCCGTCGGGCTGATCACGGCCCGCAACGGCATTCAGACACCGTTCTACCCTGACGGGCTGCCAGCCGAGATCCAGCTTCAGGACACCCGCGTCTGCTCCCTGATCCAGTACAAGGGCAAGCGGACGTGGCGGATCGACGGGAAGATGTACGACCCACGGGACGTCTACCACGAACGGCAGTATCCGTGGTCGGGCACCCCGATCGGGCTGTCCCCGCTGGTCTACGCGGCGGCCTCGATCGGCGAATACCTCAGCCTCCAGCAGTACGCGAACGACTGGTTCGGCGGCGGCGGCGTTCCGAAGGCGTGGATGAAGAACACCGTCAAGCGGCTGAAGGACGACGAGCGGGACTCGGCGAAGCAGTGGTACCGGGACACCATCCAGAACGGCGACCTGATGGTGACCGGCAACGACTGGGAATACAACATGATCCAGGCGGAGCAGGCGGGCATGGAGTGGCTGGAGGGCCGCCGGTTCGGCCTGGGCGACATTGCCCGCTACTTCGCCGTCCCGTCGGACCTGATCGACGCGGCCGTCTCAGGCCAGTCGATCACGTACGCGAACATCAGCCAACGGAACCTTGAGTTCCTGATCATCCACCTCGGCCCGGCGATCAACCGCCGCGAGGAGTCGCTGACGAACCTCCTGCCGCAGCCCCGCTACGTGAAGCTGAACACGGATGCCCTGCTGAGGTTGGATCCGATCTCCCGGCAACAGTTGATCCGGTCGCAGATCGAGACGTGGCAGACCACGAACGCCGAGGCCCGGCTGTTGGACGACAAGCCGCCGCTGACCGACGCGCAGATCGCCGAGATGACCGCGATCTACGGCAAGCCGAAGGCGTCCGGTGCCGGGCAGCCGACCCCGGGCGAGGCTGAGACGGACCCGGCTCTAGCGCCGGGCGGGGACGGTTCGTCAAACTCAGGCCCGAGCAGTGGCGCACCCGTGCAACCGGCACCGGCGTCGAAGTGAGGAGAGCAGCGTGAGCACGCAGAATGAGCGGCGCGCAGCGGACGCACGGCGGGCCGCGGCCGAAAAAGCGGTCGAGCAGGCCGGGGGCGGGGACGTCGAGCTACGCCAGCAGCGCCGCAACGCACCGTTGCCGAAGTCGCGGCGTGAGCCCGCCGTCGGTCAGCAGCTCCGGGCGGAGCCGGACAAGCGCAACGGTAAGGACGTCCTGCACACGTTCGGGTATTTCACGGCGTACGGCAAGCCGTACCCGATGTGGGACGACTACGGCGTCTACCACGAGGTGACCGTCCGCGGAAGTGGCACGGCGACACTCGCGCGTAAGCCGGACGTGTGCTTCCTACTGAATCACACTGGCCTGGCCATGGCCCGCACGAAGGCCGGCTCTCTGGAGCTGCGCGAGGATGAGCACGGCGGTTACCACGACGCTTTCATGAGCCTCGACCGCGGCGACGTGAAGGACTTGAAGGAGGCCATTAGCGGGGGTGACATCGACGAGATGTCGTTCGCGTTCTACATCCCCGACGGCGGCGGGGAGTGGTCGGACGACTTCACGACGTTCGAGATCCGCTCCTACGACCTGGAACGCGGCGACGTGTCGGCGGTGAACTACGGCGCGAACCCGTTCACGGACATCGCGGCCCGCTCGGGGGAGATCCTGCGGTCGCTGGACGCGTTGCCGGAGGGCGCGAAAGCGGAGGCGGCGCACCGGCTCGGGGTGGCCGAGGTCGAGCAGCAGATCCGGGCTCGGGAGCGTGTCGTGGTCCGCTCCCCTGCGGTGGACCGGTCGGCCAGCGACCACGTGCGGATGTTGCAGTGGCGTAAGGCGAACACGGCGGCCCGGTACGCGCGGCTCGCCGCGGACACCGGTTACAGCGTGGCCGAGTTGATGAATGTGGCGCTGCCCTGGTACGAGGTTCGCGCGGCTATCGCTGGCGCCCCTGAGCCGAACGTTGAAGGGGAACCGGACGGCGACGCGACGGACATCCTGATCTACGACGAGATCGGCGGGTCGTTCGGGACGACCGCGGACCAGTTCGCCGCGGACCTGGCCGCGATCACCACGCCACGGATCAACCTGCGCATCAACTCCCCGGGCGGCTCCGTGAGCGACGCGCAGGCGATCGCGTCGAGTCTGCGTCACGCCCGGGACGACGGCAAGTACGTCACGAGTTTCGTGGACGGCCTCGCGGCCAGCGCCGCAACGGTGATCGCGATCGCCGTGGACGAGGTCGTCACGATGCCCGGCGCGCAGTGGATGGTGCACAAGGCGTCCACCACGATCGACGGGAACGACGAGGTCGCCGCGAAGATGGCCACGTTCCTGCTGAAGCAGTCGCAGAACATCGCCGACCAGTACGCGGCGAAGGCCGGCGGTTCCCCGGCGGACTGGCTTCAGATGATGACCGACGAGACCTGGTTCACGGCGGCCGAGGCGCAGGACACCGGGCTGGCCGACCGGGTGTGGACGTCAGGGTCGAAGCAGCGCGGCGAGCGGGCGGCGGACGATGAGCGGTTGACCCGGCGCTGGGATGACCTGCCGTACCGCTACGTCTCGCGGGAGGCAGCCCCGGTCACGCAGATGCGACGCTCGCTGGTGCCGCCGGGTGAGAACCGGTACGGCGACCAGGCGCGGATCGACGCCTTCAGTAACTTGGCGAAGGCTGCGGCGCGCGGGGACGCCCTGCTTCAGGGCGGATCTACCCCTGAAGTGCCGCGGGGCCGTAGTATCGCGCGTATCGAGGCCGAGTTCGCAGCTGAAGGCGTGAACCTGGCCGAGTAGGCGTTCGGGGCGTAACCGGCGATCAGACCGTGGCCCAACCGGCAATCAGACCGGCTACGCCCCCTTGTAACACAGCCTCGCGAGCCCGAACGGCAGTCAGACCGGCGGATCTAGGAACGAGCGCACCCCCGGCAGTCAGACCGAAAACGGCTCGATCCCATCGCGGGCGGACACATTCCGTCGAGCGAAAGGGTCAGATCATGCCGGGCTACGGCATCGACGACATCATCATCAGCCAGGAAGCCGAACTCGACCTGGCCAAGCGCAACCGTGAGCGGGCGCTCAGCGAGACGAAGGCGATCCTCGCCGCCGCGAAGCAGGAGAACCGCTCGAACCTCACCCCGCAAGAGGACGAGGACATCAAGGCCGCTCAGGAGCGTTTCCAGCGGGAGACGCAGAACTGCGCTGGCATCGAGCACAAGCTGGACATCTCGCGCCGGACGAAGGCGAATGAGGTGGCCATCGACGACCAGTTGGCCGAGCGCCGCGTGTCGGGCGCCCCCCTGCCGAGCGCGAACGAGCGGGGTGGGGCTAGGCCCGCCTATGACCAGGTCACCCGGATCGGCGCCGAGGAGCGCACCTATCACCGGGGTAACACCGGCCGTGGTGGGGCGTTCCTTCAGGACGTCGTCAACCAGATGCTCTACAACGACGTTCAGGCGTCGGCTCGGCTTCAGCGGCACATGTCGGAGGAGCGGGTCGAGCGCGGCGAGTACCTTCAGCGTGCGGCGGGCACCGGGGCTTTCTCCGGTCTGACCGTTCCGCAGTACCTGACCGAGATGTACGCCCCGGCGGTGTCGAACCTTCAGCCGTTCGCGGACGCGTGCAACAAGCACGACCTGCCGGCCTCCGGCATGACGGTGAACATTTCGCAGATCACCACGGCCACGTCGGTCGCGTTGCAGGCGTCGGAGAACAGCTCGGTGTCGAACACCGACATCGACGACACCCTGTTGACGATCAACGTGCAGACCGCGGCCGGTCAGCAGACCCTGTCCCGGCAGGCGATCGAGCGTGGCACCGGCATCGAGGGTGTCGTCATGGACGACCTGTTCCGCCGGTACGCCGCGACGAAGGACTCCACGCTGATCAACCAGGCCACGAATGGTCTGGACGCGATCGGCACGTCCGTCCCGTACGTGGACACCAACCCGACGTCGGCCGAGTTGTGGCCGAAGCTGCTGGGCGCGGCGGCTGGCGTGGAAACGGCGTTGCTGGGCTACGGCTCGGCGGACATCGCGGTCATGCACTCGCGGCGCTGGTTCTGGATGCAGTCGCAGCTGACGAACTCGTGGCCGCTGATCTCGCAGCCCGGGTTCACTCTCGGCAACGGGCAGATGGGCGAGGCGAACGGTCGCAGTTACGGTGCGGGCGCCCGCGGCATGCTGCCGTCGGGCCTGGTCGTGATCACCGACAACAACATCTCGACGACGAAGGGCGGCGGCACCGAGGACCGCATCTACGTGGCCAGCTCGCAGGAGTGCCACCTGTGGGAGGACGCGAACGCCCCGGTGTTCATCCGGGCGGAGCAGCCGGCGGCGGCGTCGCTGGGCATCCTGCTCGTGCTGTACGGCTATTTCGCGTACACGTTCGCCCGGTACTCCGCCGCTGTGCAGGCCATCCAGGGCACCGGCTTGATTGCGCCAACGTTCTAAAACCCCTCAAAAATTCGGCCAAAAGTTTGATTTTGGTCCGGCCCGAAAGGGGCTGACATGCCTGCTGGAATGCAGCTCGCCGAAGGCGACTCTGCACTGACCCTGGCCGCCGCCGCCGCAACAGTGTCGAGCGGCCCCATCGAAGCGGCTGGCCAGGCCGCATACGTGCTCGGCATGGCGCAGGTCACCGCGATCACCGGCACGAGCCCGACAGCGGTGTTCTCGTTCGACGAGTCGAATGACGGGTCGTCCTGGACGGCGATGACGGGCGCCACCACGGCCGCCCTGACCGCGGTCGGCTCCGCCGTGTTCTGCGGCAAGGCGACAAAGAATTTCGTCCGCGTGACCGTCACCATCGGCGGCACCACACCGGCTGTCACGGGCATGGCCGCCGTGATCGCCTTCCCGGAGTGAGGAATTATGGCTGCTGAAGAGAAGACGGCGGGCGGGCCCACGTCCGCTAGCGAGACCCGGGACTGGGAGCGGCGCAGCACCGATCCGACGATCCCGTTCGACGGCGCCCTGCCGGAGAACATCCCCGGCCCCATCTCAAACGTCGAGCTGGAGCTGGCCGCGGAGAAGCGGGCCTACGCACACGGGCGCGGCGTCGACGAGGGCAGCGCCCGGCTGCGGCCGGAACACGCGAAGCAGGCCGCGAAGAGCGGCGACGCGGTGACCGACTCGGATGTGCTGGCGAACCCGGCGGCTGGCCTGGAAGTCGGCGAGGACCGGGGCGAGGACGAGCGGAACAGGACGGCCGGCGACAAGGCGGCGGATGAGGGCAAGTCGACTCCGCCGCAGGGCCGCACATCCAGCCCGCGCGGCCAGCAGAAGGCGTAACGCGTGTCGACCTTGCGGGTGCTGCGCACTGCGAAGACGACCCTGACGAGGACGTTCTACCTCGATGAGGTAGCGACGCCTGCGACGGGGAATGTCGTGGTGACCATCACCCGCGAGGACGGCACGCTGGTTCAGACAGGCAACGCGACCGGCCCGGACGTCAACCAGCAGTACACGTTCCTGTTCAACGGCTCGGACACCCTGGACCGGCTGCTGGTGAGCTGGGCGTTCACCGTGTCAGGCGACGCCGTGGTTCTCGACCAGGATGTGATCGAGGTGGTCGGCGGCTTCTACTTCGGCTTGTCCGAGGCGAGGCAGATTGACGCCACGTTCACGAACACCGCCCGCTACCCGACCGCGGATGTCATCGACGTGCGGACTCAGGTCGAGGTCGAATGTGAGGCGATCTGCCGGCAGGCGTTCGTTCCGCGGTTCGAGCGGGAGAAGCTGGACGGCCACCCGCACATCCGGCACCTGCGGCTGAAGTGGCCGTGGATCCG